CTCCAAAGTCTTTCTCAAGATCAACTCGAAAATGAAATGATTGCAACAAAAAAATTCAAAATTGAATATCAAAAATATCGTTCTTTCAGTGGTGCAGATATTTTGCCATTTGAAGTAGGTTTGTCTCAACACGGATGGGAATTTCAATCAATGGAACAAACCAACATTGAAAGGATTGCTGAAAGATTAAATATCAAGATGACCCATAAAGATATTGCTATCGAGCTTGGGGTCAGCCGTCCTTACATCACTAAGATTGCTAAAAAAGCGCGCAGCATGGGATTACTCAAAGACGAGTAGGTTACCTAGGTTTATAGCGTCTCGCACAAGAGGTTACCTTTTCTAAAAAAAAGCCTTGGAGGCCTTGGTACGCCTGCGTTTTGGGTAGGTAACCTCTTCGGATACATTGAGGTTACATTCATGGTTACATTAGGTAACCAATGTAACCTCAAAGGTAACCACTAATGTAACCATATATATATAGTTAAGTATATGATATATATATATATTATTTTATAATGTAACTTGATGTATCTGTACAGGCTACGTAACCTACTTAATTATAATTAATTTTGTAAAGAAAAGGATCAAAATGACATTTGAAAAATGGCTTCTGAAACAAACTCACCGTGACGACCCTGTTGGGGACTTAGCTAAGGATTTTCGAGATGCCAAAAGAATTGATGCTTCTCGCGGGATAAAATATCAAAAATGTAATGAGCATCATCTTTCTCGATGGAATGCGGGGCCAAAGGTTTATGATGCGCTTAAAGAAGCTAGAAAAAAGTATAAAGAATTTTTGAAAATAGTTGAGTAAAAAGTGATTCAGTCATGGAAAGACAAAAAGAATCATCTATGTCGCTTGATTAAATCTATTTCTGATTATTATGGCGGCGATGATGCAGAGTGGCTTCGAGAATATGCCATAGAACTCATTACAACAAATAAAGAAGACCTAGGTAAGGCGATCATATGTCTTGAAAGTATTTGCATAGGGTTAGAAATAAAACATTACAGTGACTCTAAAAAAAAGGTTATAATCGATTTGTGCAAAAAATGTAAATACAGACCATTATTTTGTAGATGCTTTTGATTAAAAACAAAACAAAGGAAGGTTCCGCGTGAAACATAGCCCAAACGAATGGATTCGGCGGGGTAGCAAGTATAAAGCTAAAACATTCGCCGCTCTCAAACTTTTGTACGGAAATAAAAGAGATGAGCAAGATAGTGAAATTGAAGGAAGCGACCGAAGAGCACGAACAGACGATATTTGTCGTATGGCTGAAGAAACAGGGGTTTTGGGTAAGCGCAAGCGCTAACGGCGGCTCCCGAAATTTGTTCGAGGCAATGAAACTTAAACGTATGGGCGTGTCCGCCGGTTTCCCCGATATATTCGTTCCGCTGCCAACACCCAAATATCACGGTTTTTTTTGTGAAATGAAGAGGTTAAAAGGTGGAAAAGTCTCAGAAGCTCAGTTAGAATGGCTCCAATATTTGCGTGATAAAGGATATTACGCAGAAGTAGCACAGGGTGCTGATGAGGCGAAAGAATTGTTTAAATTCTATCTCTCAACGATGCCTAGCGTTATTGCATAGATTTCATCAATTTCGCCGATGTTGGTAACTCCTCGAAACCTTTAATCATGCGGCAGCCCTTCGCATAGGGCTTTTTTTTTGTTATGGATAACAGAATGATACTTTCACGATGTTGTAAAGAAGATGTTCACGTTTTGGTCGATTATTACGTCTGCGAGAAATGCGGTCGATCGTGTGATACCATACTTTCATTATATGGATTGGATGACAGTCATGATGACACCAGAAATGACAGCCAAGTTGCGTAGATCTCTTATTCTTCATGAGGGATACCATAAATTTATCTATGTCGATACGATGGGAAAATTGACAGGGGGAATAGGGTATAACTTTTCAGATCGTGGGTTGTCCGAAGAATGGATTCAAGATCAATATAACAAAGACGTAAATTATTTTTACAACCAATTATCAACCTTTCCATGGTTCCATGAACTAAACGAAGATCGCCAAATCATATTGATCGATATGAGCTTCATGGGCTGGAAAAAGTTTCTTTCATTTAAACGCATGATTGCTGCACTTCAAGCAAAGGATTACCAAAAAGCAGGACTTGAAATGCTTGATAGCCGCTGGGCGAAGCAAGTCGGACAAAGAGCTGTTCTCCTCGCCAATGCTATGATAAAAGGGGTCTATCAAATATGAAATTAACAGACGCCAAAGGAATTTTAACAAATGCTTTACCGGTTATCGCTACATATGCGCCAACAATTTCACGGGCTATCGGTGGGCCTGTTGGCATTGCTTTTAGCTACATTCTTCCTGTCCTTTTCAACGCTTTTGGCGTTCAATACGATGACGTTACGTCTCTTGCGAACGCTATCACGACTGATGAGAGCGCACCTAATAAGCTACAAAAAATTGAAAAAGACCATGCGGAATGTTTAACGGAAATGATGAAAGGGCTCGCTGAATTAGCATGTGTGAAGCTTAATCTTGAAATCAATTGGAAATAATAGCCACGGATAAGGCATAACTTATCGGTGGCATATGATTAAATTTGAGAATAAAAGTAATGGCCGTTTTTACTATCTATCAGTTAAAAAAGACATGCTAAATGACGACATCTTGCATATTAATTATGGTGGCTTATCCGCTTCTCGTTATCGGACTATTTGCTTTGCTAGTCTTTGTGATATGCAAAAAGAAATTGCTCGAATTTCTAAAATTAGATTGCAACGAGGATATTCGCTCGTGACTTAGCGAATCATTTAGTACATAATTGCTTAATATTTCACATACGGATTTGTGATAAATGAAAGCCGAACCTTATAAAATTCCTCATCCTTTTAGAAAACTCACTAAGAAATTAGTCGATACTTTAGTTAATGATATTGCAGAAGGATCTACTCATGTTCTTGCTGCTGAATCTAACGGAATTACTGAAAGAATATTCTATTTATGGCGTGCTCAAGGAAAAGTCGACATTGATACCGAACAAGATACACTTTGTGCATACTTAGTTCAGTCTCTAGCCAAAGTTAAAAAACAAGAAGTTCAAAATTGCAGAAATAACATAGCATCTTCCGACAAAGGACATAAGGGCGCTGAGTGGACACTTGAACACGCATATGCGCGTGATTTCAGCGGAAATGCATTGCTCCACGAGTTTGCTAGAGAAATTGAAGAATTTAAAGCAGAACTATTGAAAAGGAATTCAAATGGCGAAAAAGAATTGGATATCGGGTGCGATCAAACATAAAGGCGCTTTGCATAAAGAATTGGGCGTACCAAAGGGAAAGAAAATTCCTGCTAAGAAGTTAGAGAAGGCTTCTCACTCTAAGAATAAGACGCTTGCTAAACGTGCTAATCTTGCTAAAACACTTAGTGGATTACGCAAATAATCAAAAGGACTATTGATATGAAAGAAGAAAACGGCGATCAAGGTGTAGGCGCAACAGCGTTTGACTATCCAAACGGTCAACATCCAATGTATGAAAATCGAATCTATCACACAGCGCATAGAGTTCCTCGTCCTACAAATAACGCCGCCAAAATGGTGAATGCAGCGGAAGTCATGAGGCAAGTAAACGAGGCAAAATAACATGCAATGTACTGGATGCAAATACCCAGACTCGCATGTTGTTTATACGCGTCATGATGATATGCGAGACACAATCATTCGTCGGCGTGAATGTCTTCGTTGCGGTAAACGCTTCACAACAAGCGAGCAATTGAAAGAACCGAGGCGCCCGAATGACGATCGATTTCCAACGGGGCATAATCCATGATGTCTCTTGCGCAATGCAAACAAGATTTTTACGCTCTTAAAAACTCTATTCAACGACAAGATATCCAACACATATTTTTTAACAAGGATGAAACAAAAATATATGCAAGCGATAAAGACAAAATTTATATTCCAAATCCAACTGGCCAATTGTTTCATACTGATAACACTTTTGTTCGTCTCATTATGGGGCCTTACGGAAGTGGTAAATCTACGATCTGCGTTAATGAGATTGTTAGACTTGCCAGTGCAATGCCCCGATGGAAAAATAATCGGCGACGAGCAAAATGCATCATTGTCAGAAACACAAGCGGTGAATTACAATCCACCACCCTACAAACATGGTTACAATGGTTTGGTGACTTGGGCGATATTAAAAAGCGACAAAAACCGTTACTCACTTACGAACACACATTCAACGATGGACATGGTTTAATAGAGCTTGAACTTGTATTTATAGCACTGGATCGTGATGAAGATATTAGAAAACTTAAATCGATTGAGGCGACGTTTGCTTATATCAATGAAGTGTCTGAAGTGCCTCAGTCTGTATTGCATCATCTTATTGGTCGTGTTAATCATCGTTATCCTTCTGCCGCTTTTTGTTCTGAACCCTACTGGTCTGGAATCATTGCTGATACAAATCCCCCTGACGAAGATCACTGGATTAATAAAGACTTTGAACAAAACCCTACTGCAAATTATAAAATCTTTCACCAACCCTCAGGTTTGATTCAGAATGGAGATGGCTCATTTGCGAAAGATAAACACGGTAATTACATCGCTAATCCAGACTGCGATAATTATAGAAACCTATCTCCGGACTATTATGTCAAATTGGCTGAAAAGCGTACTGAAGGTTTCATCAAAG